GTATTAAAATTCAGCAATTGTCCAATTTAGGAAACATTCTGTTTAAGAGTTGACAAGGTCTCAATGAATAATGGACAAGCAACAATTACAAGAAATGGAGGAAGGTTCGAAATCAGGTGTCGTCACTTGGACCGTGACTACACCATGCCACTACCAAATGCTACTAGTAATGATAATTTTCTTGATTGTATTAAGTTTATCACTGAGTGTGTGGGCTTTGATTATGTAAGTAGTGGTTTTAAGCTAATTGCTAATGTTAATGACTTTCAACATTTAAACGGTAACTCAACTCTACTCATTGGTAAAACGAAGATCGGACCGTTAATATTAAAGAAAGTTAGATCATTGCCTTGTTGTAATGATGCTTTATTTAGAAATGAATTTCGTATTCTCGCAAAGATGCATGGCATACTACGATTAAAGAATGACGTTAACGGCCACAAGTATGGAATTATTCTAGAAAGGTGTTACAAGCCAAAAATCAATTTCTCAAATTTCGTTACAGCCATTAATGACTTAGATGTATTCCATTCTAGTAATCAACACTTGTTACACGGTGATGCAAATCCTGATAATATCATGAGTGATAGTGAAGGTTACTTGAAATTGGTTGACCCAGTTTGCTTGCTTGAAAATCAAGTGAATATGGTAAATATAGAGTACGAATCGTTAACCCAAGAAGCTGAGAAGAAAGTATTTATCAATTCATTACTACAGTTAGTTGAGAAACAAATGTCTGCAACGATTGACGAGATATATGTCAATTTAAAAGAAGTAAACCCATCGTTTAATTTAGAACATGGCCTGAAATTGTCTGATTTGCTTGATAACATTGATGTCTACAACTCCGATCACTGGAAGCTAATGTTAAATCATCGACCAATGATGCCTGAGCTATCAGTGCTTAATGATTTAACTTACTATGATACTGGTGAAGTGAGAGATTTGGTTACCGAAGATCTAGATGATGAAGATGACGTTTAATAACACAATATATATATTCATTGAGACTAAGGAAACTCTTAACACAGATGTACGACCTGCCACACTACTGTCGCCCAAGGTAATGTGGTAAGGCGTTGGGGGTTGGCGCTCCCTATACTTCTGCGGAATCATCACCTGAATGAAGAACTGAC